CAATCCAAGCAGTACCTTTTGCATTTCCTATGTAAATTAAATCTTCAGAATTATGCATTAATATTTGATGTCCTGTACGTGTACGCAATCTTACAAGTTCGTTGTGTGGTACATCTGCAAAACCAACTTTATCTTTGTCTTCTTCAACACTGACATATTCTGCTTTTGTTTCGCTTGCATAACCTGTACGCAAAATTGCAGGATCTCCATCATCCATTACAAATGTTGCGCCGCCTAATCTATTAAAAAATCTTTGTGTGCCTCCGCCACCTGGTGGTCCGTATTGTGTCCTAGGTGCTCCGTCACGCCTATCTTCTGGTCCAGGCGTACTCATACCAAACACCATACTTGGCACTTCTCGCCTAGCACTTGAAGTTGTTGTACCGCGTATACTGTCTAAAAACAAGCCTTGTGTTTTTAGTGTTAATTCTTGATCATCACTGTGTGGTTTGATAAATTTAGTAGGATTACGACCTGCTCCTGATTCTAATTTTTTGTTATATTCACCTACAGGATAAGGCTTAGAAGTATCATCATCATTATAAAAACTACTTGCCATACCAGGTAACATAAAATTCATGTATTCGTCTTGAACACAACCAATCCAATAGCCTCTACTACGATTACCTTCTGCAAATATAACCAATACTTGTGTGCCTATATCTGGTGGGATAGCCCACATACCATAACTTTTTTGTGTATATTTGTAACCTTTGTTTTTTGTAAGTCCACTAAAAGGTGTGACTCCATAGAATGGGCTCATATACTTTACAGTTATGATTTCGCCTGTGCCTTGTGTACTGTTACCGCTTTCTACTACTTTAAGAAGTTCTACTTCTAAAGAGCCCATAAATTTTGCATCAAGATGATTTATAACTTTTGCTAGATAGGGACCAGGATCACGTACAATTTTACCAGCGGGGGTTCTACTCTGTTCTGCCATTATAGAGTGCCTCTTATTCTATTCGTCACTGTGTTTTCCTCTGGCTTTGGTTTACTACCTTTGTTAGTGTTTTCACTTGTAGTAGTTTGGGAGGCGCCGCCCCCTGTAGAATTTGTTTTAGCAGCTTTCTCATCTTTTTTGGAACTAGGAACACCTGTTGGATTTCCAGTTGGATCAGTGCTTTCGTTGAGGTTATTTTCTTTACCACCATCCTTCATTGCACCGTTACCACTTTGTGATGGTGCAGTTTTTGTATCTGTATCTTGATTAGGTCTACGCATTAATCTCAATTCTTGTGTAAATTGTCCGCCACTAAATTTATTGTTGCAAAACAACACTTGATATACTCCGCTAAATGCTCCAACAGGTGCAGTTCCTAAACCAGGAAATTCCATCCACGTATCACCTGTATCAATAGGCGTTCTAAAATTAAGTGTAACATCAACTTCACTACGCTGATATTCTATTGTTCCATCTTTTGTAAGATTTATTGTTGCAGGATCTTGTTCAGCATTATAGTTACCCATACCACTGTCTGCAATGTAATAAGGATCTCCCATAATTGTAATGTTAACCATTACTAAATCTACATCACTATTTACGATAGCATCATTGTATTGTCGTGCAACTTGGTTTTGAACATGTGTTTCACCTCCACCACCTCCACTTGCATTAGGAGCACCTGTAGTGTCGATAGTAGGTGAAGTACCTGTTTCACTGTTTGCTTCATTACCTTCGCTGGCTACTGTAGGCTGGCTTTCGTCACCAGCAGCTGAACTATTCTGTCCTGCCAATTTACTGTCAGCACCTAATTGCCCTTTGTCTGCACTAAGTCCCATAAAGAAAGCATAGTTAATATCTATGTTAAAATCTATAATATCTTTGTTTGCACCGGTATAGATATAATTGTATTCTTTGCAAGTTTCATTTCTAATTGCATCTATACCAGGGGTAGCAGTATTTCTATTTGCCATTTTACTAACATGCACTTTGAATGGTACAATCTGGTATACATATACTTTAGGATAAGATCCTTTAACATTTACAACTTCAGGTTCATCAACTAGATAAACGTTTACTTCAATTCGAAACCAATCTACCATTCCCAGTGCATCTGGATTTTCTACATTTTCTGCAAGCTGACGTCCATAGTCACTTAGAATTATTATTTCTTCAATAATGTCCTGTATTTTTGATCCTTGTTTAAATGTAAATTTTCTTCCTTCATCACTAATAGTAAGACTACCGCGACTAAAAACACCTGGTTTGTCTTTCACTTCTGTAAATTTAGGACGGCCAAAAGGCACTTCTCCACCATCGAGAAAACTTTTAACAATTTTAGCTTTACCAATATTGTTTAGGTTAATTTCATTCTCTGCATTTTCTTTTATTTTTTCACCAAATTCACTTCGTTTCAAAACGAAGCCTTTTACTTTTTGTAATTCACGTTCTGCTACTTCTAGCATTTCATCATCTTCTATATCACCAAATGCAAGTTGAATTGCTTTTTCTTTATCTAATTCTGTAAACTCTCTTATTTGTTCACCCGCTTGAGATAATTTTGTTTTTGTAGTTGCACCTTGTGTATTGTCGATTGCTCCTAACAAGACATCTGTAACACTTGATAACTCTTGCGGGAATGCTATTACAAATTGATCACCTCTTGGTGTTTGTTTTGCTTCTTCGGCACGAACTTCTCTGTCATTAAGTACTGTAGATAAACTACCTGGGCCACTTTGTAGTAGCTCACCTATAGTTGTTCCTGTAAGACTTATATCTGTCTTTACAGTTTGTACTTGATCTGTCAATGCACTCTCATGCCAAGGTATAGCTTTTACAGTGTATACACTTCCGCCTTCTGTAACATTGAATGTTACATTTACAAAATTAAGAGGAAAAATACGTCTTGATTTTGCCGGACGCATATAATTTCCGTTATCATCAAACCCTACAAATTCTACACTTAGAACATATGGTGCACCTACATAGTTTTTATGTCCTGCTTGTTTTGCAGCTAAATTTAAAGTTTGTAAGAACATACCCATACTGTATGGTTCAAGTACTTGGAAGTCTATGCTTGTAGCATTAGTTTGTTTTGTATCAGCGCCGGGTGCAATTAGACAATTAATTTCTACTTCATCTATAAAATATTCAACTGCTCCTGTTGTTTCAAAAGCAGTTCTTGTTTTTGCATCACCTGCGCCACCGCCTGACTTAAGAATAAGAACTTCTGGATCATTATATCTATATGTAAGATCAGGGAAATTTACTTCATAAGCATTCAAACAACCTAACGTAAAAATATAATTGTAACTTGCAAATTTTTCTAATTGATTTTTAAAAGGAAGTCCGCCTCCTAATTCTGTCACTGCACTTTGACCGCCACTACCTCCGAGCAAACTACTGATGTTGCCTAGTCCTCCTAAACCAATCAAATCTAATCCGCTAGGTAATTTTACTTTGCCTGCTAGTTGTTGAACAGCACCATTTACTGCGGCTTGAGCTTGGCTTTGTACACCTGCAAGTGTGCCATTTATATCTATATTGCCGGGTGTTTTGATATTAGGAATTTTCGATTGAATTTGGCTTACAGCATTATCTATGCTGAATCCTCCTGCTTGTACTCTGTTCAATAAGTTCTGCGGCTTGAAAGACATTTATAATCCTAAGGTTCTAAATAATGACTCACCTTGGGGGATGAATATTTCTAATCCCGGTTCCATATCATATACAGGATCTTTTATAATATCCATATTTCTTTGTGCAAACACCCAATATAAATTTTTGTCACCATACAAATCATATGCTAGTAAGTCAGGACGATATGCATACTGTGGTTCTATAGTATATCTTACATCATCAGAATTTTCTGGTACAGGTCTAATGTTTAAAATATCTAAATATTGATTATTTTTAAATGTTGTTTTAGCATAAGGACTACTATTACTATATGTTGCCATTAAATAAATCCTCCGCTGTTGCCTTTACCATTATAAGCACCGCCAACAAAACTAGCAAGACTAAATTGTTCAACTGCTTTTCTTGAGTAGATTGGCATTAACGTAACCTGTATGTTACTTTGCACAGGAACCCATGCATTTATAGGATTAGGCACTTGTATGTAATCTACTTCTGAACCAAGTTCAACACTAAACTGTGTGATCACACAAGGTACATTATTGAACATAAAATCACCATAGCCTTTTACTTTTACTATAGGTGGTGGTGAACCTTGTTGATCTGTAGCACCATATGCCATTTTAGTT